GTTACGATTGAAGATTGGTACGCTTCTGAATACGCTGATCGCTCATTCAAAAACAAGCTGGCTGTGAATGCAGTTGAAGAATATTCCAAGCTTTGCGCATACGCTATTGGCCGTAGAGCAGATCAGTTGATCATCGACAAGATCGAAGCCCTGACCTACAGTGCGACACCTGCTGTTACTGAAGGCGCTCTCGTAGCTGCTGGCGGTACAGGTTTCACATACGACAAGTTCAAGGCTGCCCCTTCAAGGTCATGAGTTTCGTTGAATTGCAGGCGCAATAT